AAATCTGAATTCCCAGGTAGACCGGTAAATGATGTTTTTATAGTCACCCACATACTTTTGTGGATTCTTAGGTGTAAATCTTCCAGAATAAGCCATAAATATAGTATATATAACCACTTTCACCAAAATGCCAGCAATAACAATACAATCAGTCACATCATTGAATCCTGGTTTGGGTGCAGCAATCGGACCTACAGCCGTTTTGAATGGTCCGGCACCAGGCAAATTAACAACAATTTTGAATTATCCAATGGATTTGGGTTCTTCCACGAAACAACATTACGTTAAATTTTGGATAAAAACAATCAAACCAAAAGATTTAGTGGCAGTGGCACAAAATGCAATTAGTTCGGTTGGTAATTTTGCAAGTGAAGGTATTTCTTCCGGTGAAAGTATACCTCAGCTCTTAGAAAAAGCAGCATCAGGAGTTGCTAAAGAAATAAACACATTAACTGTTGCACCAGACACAACACCTTCGGCCGCATACATATCTCTCTATATGCCGGACACAGTTTCCACAAATTACAATGCATCTTATGACGAATTGAGTTTGACAAACGATTTGGGTTCAGGAATTAAAGCAATTCAATTCATGTCTAGTGTTGCAGGAAATGTATTGAATGGCAATAAAGGTTCAAAAATAAGTAACGAAGCAATAGATATGGCTGCTGTGGGTGCATTTTCATTTGCAAGTGAAGGTATACAAAAAGCAGTATCTAGTGCCACAGGTTATGCAATCAATCCACAAATGCAAAACATTTTTCGTGGTGTTAATTTCCGAGAATTTCAATTATCATTTACATTTACACCAAGTTCACAAGCAGAAGCTGTTGTGGTCAATAACATTATAAGCACATTTAGATATCATTTTGCACCAGATGTTCTTAATCCATCATCATCTAACAGAGGTATTTTTTACACACCACCATCACTATTTAATGTTGAGTTTATGTTTGGTGCTAATGAAAATACATATCTTCCAAGGTATGGTGATTGTGTTTTGACTGCTATTGACGTTAATTTTGCTCCAAATGGTTACGCAGCACACACTGATGGTGCACCAGTTCAAACTCAATTGACATTACAGTTCAGAGAAATTGAAATTGTTACTAAAGCAAAACTTTTGGCTGGAGCAACCAACATAACAAACAATTCTGGTCCTTATCAAGCATCACAAGGGTTACGTTAATGCTTTACTTCAATCAATTTCCTGTTATACGAACAACAGACTATCAAGGAAATAGTGTTGTCGTTACAAATATTCTGGAAAGAACAGAACTGATTCCATCACTTCTGAACAATCCACTGTTATTCTATTCATACAACATACAAGATGGTGACACCCCAGACACAATAGCCAACAAATACTATGCAGACCCATCAAGATTTTGGATTGTAATGTATGGTAACCAATTGTTTGATAGAAGTGGTGATTGGCCAATGAATAGTAATCTTTTCACAGACTACTTGGTGGACAAATACACGAACGACACAGCAAATTCACTAAACATTTCTGCAAATACAGTTAGTGTGGGTCAAGTTTTAGCATATACACAGGGCACAACTCACCAATATATCAAAACTATAACCACAACTGATGGTTATACAAACAATAGTAACACAATTACATATTATATTGATAGTAATGCTTATGCAAATGTTGTACAAGGAACAGTAACCAAAACTTTTACTTATGGTGTTACCGTGACTGTTACAACACAAGCATACACACAATCAATCTTTGAATATGAAGAACAATTGAATGAATCTAAAAGATCCATCAATTTAATCAATGTGAGTTATGCTGGTGCAATGGAAAATCAATTACAAAATTTATTGAGCACCTAATATGAGTATTATTAATGTTCGTGACTTTAGTTTAACGCTATTGGATTTCCTAACACCAGCAGCAACACTAAGTCTATCACCAATACTTGTTGAATTGTGTTATCAAGAAGACCTTTTCAGTAATGTCTGTTCAGGCTATGTTATGATTACAGATTCGCAGTCATATGCAGAACTACTTAGTTTGACGGGCAATGAGTTTTTGCACGTTCAATTCAATAAGGGTGGTAATATCAATTATCAAGTTGATAGATGGTTCCGAGTTTATAAAATTGATAAACGTAAATTGGATGAAAACATGTATACAGAATCATACTGTTTACAATTTTGTTCAGAAGAATTGTTTTTATCGGAACAATATAAGATATCCAAATCTTATACGAATGCAACCATAAGTTCTATCATTACCGATATATGCACAAGCAAAACCGGCAATGGCATGAAGTCGTTGAGTATTGACCCGAAAAAATTGAACATAGACACAACATCAGGACTGTATAGTTTTGTTATACCAAACCTAAAGCCATTTGATGCAATCAATTGGTTATCAAACTATGCTTTACCTGGACCAAATATTCCTGGTGCGGATATGTTATTCTACGAGAATAAAAACGGTTTCAATTTTAATTCATTACAAAGTTTGATGTCAGGTCCAAACTCAAGAAAATTTGGTATATATTCATATGATCCAAAAAATGTATATAACACCAAAGATATCGGTGCAGCCAACGATATTACTAACGTAATTGCTTATGAGATTCTAAATTCTTACGATTCATTAAATGCAGTAAATTCTGGAATCTTTGCAAACCAATTGATATCAGTTGATGTATTAACTCGTCAACGCAAAGCCACAAATTTTGATTATGGTGCATACACTGCTAAAGGTGGTAATTTGAACCCAAATATCATCACAAACAATTATACAAATAGAAATGGTGATACTTTGAATCAGACAAGTCAGGCAGTATTGAAGTTGGCATTTACAAATTATGCGGAAAATTCAAATCCAACTATAGCAGCACTTCAAAAGACCTCAAGTAATCAGATTGTTGCACCAAATATCAATGCAGAAACCTACATTCCATACAGAACCGCACAACTATCACTGGATAACTATACTAGAGTAAAACTTGAAGTGCCTGGTGATCCAGGTTTGACAGTGGGCACAATAATGGAATTCAATTTGTTATCAAATAATCCGGCTACAAAAAGTAAGAACATGTATTACTCCGGAAACTACCTAATTTCTGCCGTTAAACATCTAATCACAGAAAATGAATATAAAACGGTTATGGAAGTTATCAAAGAAAGTGTACCAACACCTTATTTACCAAGTCCAGAAGCAGCGAAAACGGTGAACTAACATGAAAGCAGTAAATAATTTTGCAGGTTTGAATGGTTTTATATGGTGGGTCGGTGAAGTTGAGAACACTGCCGATCCATTAGGCATTGGTCGCTGCCAAGTCCGAATCTTTGGCTGGCATACAGACAACACATCTCTGATACCAACATCAAGTTTGCCTTGGGCACATCCAATGCTCTCAATAAATAATTCAAAAACACAACAGTCACTACAAATGAAAAGTGATAAGGGTGGTGGAGATTGGGTAATCGGTTTCTTCATGGATGGTGAAAGTGGGCAATTTCCAATAATGATGGGTGTATTACCTGGTTTTTCAAATCAGACTACATTAAAATCAGGAGCAAGTAGTTAATGTCAGCAAATTCATCAATATCTTTTGCATCAGGTGGTGTAAACATTACTGGCGGAGTTTCGGTACAAACAACCCCAATTCCATCTGTACCTAATTTTTCTAGCATTGCGGCAACCACAAGTTCGGGAATTTCTTCGGCTGCAAGTATTATTACAGGAACACTTAGCGGTGCCACTACCGGCCTGGGTGTAACATCACCAACCTTTGTAAATTTACCAAATTCACAAATTGCAAATAATATATTAACGCAAGTAAATGCACCACAATGGCCATCAACATGGAATGGCACATTCTTAACTGTGGGAAATCAAACAACATCAGGTTTGGCTAGAGGTGCGTTAATATACACTGGCGTTAACGTAACAAACTCGGATTTAACACACTCTTGTGACTTTAAGTTCCAGTTTCCAAGTATAGGCTTAGATTTCTCAGCAATTAATCCAGTTGCTGCAATTAAAAAGGCTATTGCAACAGGTAAGATGGCAGCAAAAGCAGCCATTCAAATGGCAATGACAGTGTTGAATAATACTTTTAGGGCAGCAATTAAATCACTATTGGCGGGGTTAGGCCTTGATGTGACGGGTGTGTTCTCACTTTCATTCTCCGTTTCAAAGGGTGTTTTACAAAACATAAATGAAATAGTGAACAAGATTTTGCGATACATCACACTCGCATCAACAGTTTATTATTTACTTAAAGATTTGCAAGAAATCATTAATTATATTTCAAGTCTTCCTGCACAACTTAAAGCCATATTACAACAATGTCTGGCCAATTTTACAAGTTCATTGAATTCTTCATTGGCCTCAGCACAAGGTGTTGCATCACAAATTACCAATTTACAAGCATCGGTTGCTACTGCAACTGCACAATCAGCATCAACAACAGCCAATGCGAATACGGTGAGTACAATCACACCAATTTTGAATTCAATTGCTTCAGGTAATACACCTTCACCACAATTGATAAGTGCTGTAACAGGTGCAATAAGTACCAATATTGCTAATGCTCCTCCATCCCAAGCTACACAGCAAGCCAAAGGTCAACAACCATAAGAGAATGAACAATGAGTGATAATAGTTTACCTAATCCACCACAAGTACCCGAACCACCAGCATTTTATGACGGTTGGACAGAACCGCAATCTGCGGCAAATACCACATACGCAAACAGTCAACCGGTATTCCCATTCAATAATGCAACACAAACTGCAAGTGGACATTCTTTTGAGATGGACGACACACAGGGTCGTGAACGGGTAAGGTTGCAACATCGTTCCAATACCTTTATTGAGATGCATCCTAATGGTGATATGGTGGAGAAAATTTATCGTAATGGTTATTCTATTACTTTAGGTGACCATTTTATAGGAATTGGTGTTGATAATGGTAAAAATGCTAGTAAGTTGAACATTACCGTGTATGGTGATGTAAATATGCATTGCACTGGCGACTTCACGCAACAGGTTGATGGAAATTATGAACTGTTTGTTAAAGGTGATATGTCGGTCACATCTAATGGTATGTTGGGCCTAACATCTGTTGCTGATACTGTTATGCAAGCAGGTGGTGTATTAGGTGGTGGATTAAAAATTGAAGGCGACCAACACATACAAGGTGACTTTGTTGTTGATGGTGAAGTTATTGCACAAAAAATCACATCACTGACACGTGTTGACGCATTACTTGGAATGAGTGCAGGTATAAATGGTTTTGTTACAGTTGACGGTGGCTTTTCTGCTGGCATTCCTGTTGCAACACCAGGGTGTGTTGATGCAGCAATTAGCGTGTCTGCACCATTAGGCAACTTTGGTATCATGGAAGCATTGTGGGCTTATGATACGGTTAATTTGGCACTACATAATTCACACATACACATTTCACCAAAAGGACCAACTGGTCCTCCAATCCCATTAGAAATAGGATAATTTATTATGAGTAACAGCATTTATGGAAGACTAGGTTTCAATTCAACGGATCCAACAACATCGGGTACTGTATCAAATTACAGTAGTAATGTTATAACACAGATGAGTTTAATGCCACCTCTTGTGAATAGTTGGCAAGCCAATGCTATTGGTTCAGGAACAACATCAAACTTTTTTGTTAATCCTGTTGCAAATGTCACAAATAAGGTATGGAATGTATCCAATACATTGATTGTGATTGCAAATAACCTTACATCAACTGTTTCTTCGTCAATAACTACCGCTTTGGCCAATGTTTTTACATCATCAACCTCTCTGGCAACAACAACAGCAAACAACTATTTGTATGTGACTAACAGAGAATCTAATGTTGTTCCACAAAATTCTGACACCACAACACCACATTACAGTACCGCAATAGCACAAAGCAAGTCGCTGTCATATTTGGTAAACCAGACTGACGGAGTACAAAATAACTCTGTGATTATGGGTAACTTCACAAGTATAACCTTGGGCAATACATTGAATTCACTGTATGCTACAATGAATACTATAACAAACTATTTGGCCACAACAATCACATACAACTATCCAATAAGTCCAAATACAACCACAATTGATTCGGCTAACGCAATTGCTTTAATGAATGCGGTGTATCAAATCAACTACTTGATGACAAAGTATCCAGCACAGGATTCTCAATTCTTTCAAAATTCAGCGAATGTGCTTCAAGATTTTGGTACGATGACACAATTTAACAATTTAGGTCAATCCCAACTATACTTATTGAATAACTATATTGGTTCTCCATCACTAATCTCCAATTTGAACTCATAAATAGTAGATGGCAAATTTACAAAAAGTATTTTCGGATATAGATTTAACATTTAAGCGAAATCCTGTGACAGGAGATATCGCTTTGCGTTATGACGACCAGGCGGTTATTGCATCGGTTAGAAATCTGTTGCTAACAGATTTCTCAGAAAGACTATTCCAACCATCGGTCGGATCAAATATAACTTCTTTACTTTTTGAACCTGCAACAAACATAACCGCAAGCATTTTATCTAGTGAGATACAGAATGTGATTTCAAATTATGAACCAAGAGCAAAAGTAAACGAAATTGATGTTACATTATTACCAGATGAAAATGCATTTCAAGTTACCATCAGTTTCTTTATTGGAAACAATGTAACACCAACAAATGTAAATCTACTTCTTCAAAGGTCCAGATAATGGCATCTAATACAAATATTCAAGTTGCAAGCCTAGATTTCAGCAACATCAAGCAAAATTTTATTAATTATTTGCAATCACAAGACACCTTTAAGGACTATAACTTTACTGGTTCTGCATTGTCTACTTTGTTGGATGTTTTGGCCTATAACACACAATACAATGCTTTCTATTTGAATATGGTTGCAAATGAAATGTTTTTGGATTCAGCATTACAACGCTCATCAGTCATATCACATGCCAAATTGATGAATTATGTTCCAAAGTCTTCTATTGGTGCAGTTGCTTTGATTAACGTCGCATTCACCGGTGTTTCGTCTGCAACATTTAGTATACCACAATACACCAATTTTATGTCTGAAGCCATCAACGGCGTCAACTATAATTATATCACAACAAACCAAGTTTCCACTGGTGTAATTAATGGTAATGCATCGTTTACAAGTGTGGAATTGAAACAGGGAACATTAGCCAATTATACATTTACAGTTGATTCTTCTAGTAATCCACAATACATTTTTGAGATTCCGGACACAAATATTGATACAACAACATTAGTCGTTTCCGTTCAACAATCAAGCTCCAACAGCTATTCGCAAATTTTTAATCCAACAACAGATTATTTGGCACTAACACCAACAGATCCTGTATATTTTTTGCAAGAAGCAATTAACGGAAACTATCAAATTTATTTTGGTGATGGTGTATTGGGTCAACAGTTATCTGATGGAAATATTGTTAACGTAAGATACATTTCAACTTCAGGTTCTGCTGGAGGTTTAGCAAATAATTTTGTTTTAATGGACAATTTTGGAAGTTATTCTACAATAACTATTTCTGCAACTGGTGGCACTCCAGCAACACAAGGTACAGACAAAGAATCAATTCAGTCTATCAAGTTCCAAGCACCTAAAGCATTCTCCGCACAAGGCCGTGCTGTGAATAAGAACGATTACATCACAGCAATTCAACAAAACACACTTGGTATTCCATTTGATGCGGTGTCTGTTTGGGGTGGTGAAGAAAATATTCCTCCAGTTTACGGTCAAGTGTTTGTTTCAATGAAACCGACAGGTGGCTATGACTTAACTGCAACACAAAAACAATTGATTAAAGAACAGGTCATCAAACCAATCAGCGTTTTGACTGTTCAACCTGTCATTATTGATCCAGACTATACATACCTTCAAGTGTATGCAAATGTGGTATATCAACAATCACAAACAGCATTGACACCAACTGTAATGCAAACTGGTCTTCAAGGTGCAGTTTACAACTATGCTGCAAACAATCTGAATACATTTAATTCAACGTTCAATTCATACTTGATGTTGCAATACATTAATGATTTTGATCCTTCTGTGATTAGTTCTGACTTCTCTATTAATGTACAAAAGAAAATCTATCCAACACTAGGCACAACACAAACATATACACTAAACTATGGTGCACCATTGCAAAGAGGTGTTTATGGTAGTGGTGTTTCAAGTTCACCACCAATTCAAGTTATCAATCCAGCAAATACACAGTTGACACTTGATGGTGTTTACATTGAAGAAGTTCCAACTTCAACAAGTTCCGTTCAATCCATTTCAATTGTCACAACTGGTTACAACTATCAACAAGCACCAACAATTCTAATACAAGGTGATGGTTATGGTGCAAATGCATTTGCAACCATCGTTAATGGTGCATTGTCCAGTGTCGTTGTTGCAAATTCTGGTATCGGTTACACATCAGCAGTTGCAACCGTTGTTCCTGCAATAGGAGATACTTCTGGTCAAGGCGGCTCTCTTGTTGTTAACTTGTCTGGTCAATATGGTTCTGTTAGAACATATTACAATAGCAATACAGCAGGTAAGGTTGTTGTCAATCCAAATGCTGGAACTATTGATTATACAAATGGGATAATTACATTGACTGGATTAGATGTTGTTCAAGTTGATAATCCATTAGGTGAATTGACTGTCTCTGCAAAACCAGCAACAACATTGATATCTTCTTCATATAACAGAATTATTAGTATTGACCCATTTGATCCTACAGCCGTAAACATTACAGTAACAGCGAAAAGATAAGTA